AATCAATACGGACACGAATTTCAAATAAAGGTTTTATCTTCTTTATTAACACATAAGGAATTTTTAACCAATATTCATGATATAATTTCAGATGAATATTTTGAAAACCCAGCCCAAAAATGGGCTATTAAAGAAATTTTAAAGTATTATGACAAATATCATACTACCCCTTCATTAGACATTTTAAAAGTTGAATTGCAAAAAGTAGATAATGAAGTATTACAAATATCTATTAAAGAACAACTTAAAGAAGCATATGTTACCTCAGATGAAGATTTAGAATATGTACAAGAAGAATTTACTAATTTTTGTAGAAACCAACAGTTAAAAAAGGCATTAATGTCTTCTGTTGATTTACTTAAGGGAGGTGATTTTGATGGTATTAGATTTTTAATTGATAATGCTTTAAAAGCAGGACAAGATAAAAATATAGGACATGAGTATATTAAAGATATTGAAGAAAGGTATAGAGAAAATTCAAGAACAACTGTTCCAACCCCTTGGGATCGTATTAATGACCTACTACAAGGTGGACTTGGAAATGGAGATTTTGGTCTTATTTTTGGTAATCCTGGAGGTGGTAAATCATGGTCTCTTGTAGCATTAGGAGGTTATGCTGTTAGATTAGGATATAATGTACTTCATTATACTTTAGAATTAGGAGAAGATTATGTTGGTAAACGATATGACGCTTTCTTTACAAAAATCCCAGTTAATAAAATAGATTCATTTAGAGATAAAGTAGAGGAAACAATTCCTCAATTGCCAGGACAGTTAATAATTAAAGAATTTCCAACAGGACGTGCGACTATCTCAACAATAGAATCCCATATTAACAAATGTGCAGGAATGGGTATTAAACCTGATATGGTAATAATTGATTACGTTGACCTACTTTCATCAAGAAAGAAAAATCGTGAGCGTAAGGACGAAATTGATGATATTTATACAAGCACTAAAGGCCTTGCTAGGCAATTAGACATTCCTATTTGGTCAGTTTCGCAAGTAAACAGAGCAGGAGCTCAAGATAAAATAATTGAAGGAGATAAGGCAGCTGGATCTTATGATAAAATGATGATCTCAGACTTTGCAATGTCTCTTTCGCGTAAAAAAGAAGATAAAGTTAATAACACAGGTAGATTTCACTTAATGAAAAATAGATACGGTATGGATGGTCTTACTTTTTCAGTTAATGCAGATACTTCAACAGGACACTTCGAAGTATTTGATTATCAAGATAGTGATGACTCAGAACAACTATCACCACCAACTAAATCTAATAAGTTTGATACTGATGTTGATACTTTTGATAAGCAGTTATTACGTAAAAAGTTTTTCGAGTTAGAAAAATAATATTAATAAATTAAATTAAAAAAATGGCAAAGAAATCTCTATTGCAGGAACGTATCGTTTATAAACCATTCGAATATCCTGAAGCACACGATTATTGGATGAAACAACAACAAGCACATTGGTTACACACTGAAGTACCTATGATGTCAGATGTCAATGATTGGAAACAAAACTTAAATGAAACAGAAAAAAATATAATTGGGTCTATTCTTAAGGGATTTGCTCAAACCGAAACAGTAGTAAATGATTACTGGTCTACTTTAGTCACTTCTTGGTTTAGAAAGCCTGAAGTAATTAAAATGGCAGTTACATTTGGTGCTTTTGAAACGATACATGCCGAAGCTTATTCTTTATTAAATGAAGAATTAGGATTAGATGATTTTGCTGAGTTTTTAGAAGATGAAACAACAATGGCTAAAATTGAAACTCTTATGAATGTAAGAGATAGCCATGATGGTACTCCTGATTGGCATGAAAGAGCTAAATCATTAGCTATATTTTCAGCTTTTACAGAAGGGGTTAATTTATTTTCTTCTTTTGCTGTTTTATTATCATTTAAACTTAGAAATTTACTTAAAGGAGTAGGACAAATTGTAGAATGGAGTATTAGAGATGAATCTTTGCATTCAAATGCAGGATGTTGGTTATTTAGAACACTTCTAAAAGAACACCCAGAATTAGATACACCTGAATTAAAAGCACAAATCGAAGAAGCTGCTCATTTATCTTTAAAATTAGAACTAGATTTTATTGATAAAGTATATGAAATGGGAGATTTAGAAGGATGTTCAAAATATGATTTAGTATCATTTATTAAACATAGAGTAAATACCAAAATGGGTGATTTAGGGTATGGTCCTATTGTCAATGGTATTGATCAAGAAGCAGTACAAAGAATGAAATGGTTTGATTCACTTTCAGGTGGTAAACAACATACAGATTTCTTTGCAAATAGAGTTACTAATTACTCCAAAGGAGTACAAAATTGGGATGCAGCAGCATTATTTTAAAATATGGAAAATAACGCATTACAAGTAGATTATACAGAATGGGAAGCAGGTAAACAATATCCTGAGTGGATGGATGAAATTTCTTTAGCTACAGTATCTAAAGGATACTTATTACCCGGAGAAACAGTTAAAACTGCTTACAGGAGAGTTGCAAATGCAGCGGCTAATAGACTTAAAAAACCTGAACTAGCAAATAAATTTTTTAAATTATTTTGGAATGGTTGGGTTGGTTTAGCATCACCTGTTTTATCAAATATGGGAACAGACCGTGGTTTACCAATTTCATGTTTTGGCATTGATACACCCGATTCTATACGTGGAATCGGTTTAACTAACGCAGAACTAATGAAATTAACAGCATCCGGTGGAGGTGTAGGTATTAGTGTATCTCGCATTAGACCACGTGGAACTGGTATTTCAGGTAATGGTAAGTCTGAAGGTGTAGTTCCATGGTGTAAAATTTATGATTCTGCAATTATTGCTACAAACCAAGGTAATGTTAGAAGAGGAGCAGCATCTGTAAACCTAGATATTAACCACCCAGATATAGATGAATTTTTACAAATTAGAAGACCTAAAGGTGATCCTAATAGACAATGTTTAAATTTACATCAATGTGTAGTAGTAGATGATACTTTTATGCGTAAATTAGAAACTAGGGATCCTGATGCTATGAATACTTGGGCCACTATTCTAAAAGCAAGAATGGAAACAGGTGAACCTTATGTAATGTATAAGGATAATGTAAATAAAGATAATCCTATTGCTTACAGATTAAATAATTTAGATGTAACAATGACAAATATTTGTTCTGAAATTACATTATTTACAGATGAAGAACATAGTTTTATTTGTTGTTTATCATCTTTAAATTTAGCTAAATGGGATGAATATAAAGACACAGATACAGTTGAATTAGCTACTTGGTTTTTAGATGGTGTAATGCAAGAATTTATTGATAAATCAAGTGGTAGAGATTCACTAAAAAGAACTCATAAACATGCTTCTAAAGGTAGAGCTTTAGGATTAGGTGTAATGGGATGGCATACATTTTTACAACAAAAAGGATTACCATTTAATTCTATTGCCTCAACAGCCCATACCCATAACATATTTTCAGATATTAGAGCTAAAGCAGAAAAAGCTTCTAGAGATTTAGCTGTAGAATATGGAGAACCATTATGGTGTAGAGGAACAGGTATGAGAAATACTCACTTACTAGCAGTTGCTCCTACTGTATCAAATTCAGTAATTACAGGTGGGATTTCAGCTGGTATTGAACCTTTACCTGCTAACATCTATACTTTTAATGGTGCTAAAGGTACTTTTATTAGAAAAAATAAAGTATTACAATCGGTTTTAGCTGAAAAAGGAGAAGATAAAAATAAATGGTGGGATCAAATGCTAGCTGATGGTGGTTCTGTAATGAATCTACCAGATAATGTATTAACTCCTGATGAGAAAGAATTATTCTTAACATTCCCTGAAATAAATCAATTAGAATTGGTTCGTCAGGCTGCCATTAGACAACAATATATTGACCAAACCCAATCATTAAATTTAAGCTTTGACCCTAATGATTCACCTAAGTGGATTAATCAAGTTCATCTTGAAGCTTGGAAATTAGGAATTAAAACTCTTTATTACTTACGTACTGATTCTGTTATTAAAGGTGATTTAGGTTCTCGAATGGCAGATTGTGTATCTTGTGATGGATAAAACATTATTATAAAAATTAATATTAAAAGGGCGCAATAGCGCTCTTTTTTTTTATATGTATCACTGAAGTATAATCGAATATGGGCGGCAACCCTATTCAATTCTAAAGTTTTTCAAAACGTTTTTTTTTAACGAAAAAGTTGAATATGAGATCAATATGTTTCATTTTTGCCTTAATACTAGGCATTAATGCGTATAGTCAAAAAACTATACACATACAAGAAGTTACCAATAACATAGTTATGGGTCCATTTGCTGGAAACCGTGACTTGGCATTTGGTGTACAAAATATCCTTGAAGAAATTATCCAAGATAAAGATTATTATTTAGCTGAAAATGCTCCTAAGAGTATTAAGGTTGAATTACTTTACTTTGATGTAAAACAAAATAGTATGCAACTTGCAGCTTATGGACGTAAAGCAGATATTACTCAAATAGTTGCAGGTGCTAGGTTGATAGTAGATGGAAGCATAGTTAAAGAAGTAGTTGCTAAAGGTACTTCAAAATCTATTTCTACGGCTACTTTAATTATAGACAAAGGAGGAAAATTCTCACAAGCAGGTGTATCCTCAGCACTTAAAAAAGTTTGTGAACAACTTATAGATAAATTAAAATTATAATGAAAAAACTATTATTTTTATTACTTTTACCTTTTGGGTTATTAGCCCAACAAGGTTACTTAAGCCACAGCTACATCGATGGTGATTCAAATGGATTTGTAGTTGGACAAGAGATTACTGTAAAATTTGAAGGAATTCAAGGAAATGGAATGTCCCCAGATCGTGTGCATTTTGACTTTGAATGGAACAATAAACTTTTAGAATATGTTTCACACACCTTTAATCCAACCTCAGGCTTACCTTCAGATGCACAAACATCTTGGGATATGTGGAATGGGTATAGATTTAATCCCATTGATTTTTATGCTGGTGTAGCAATTGCTGAATCAGATTTAGATGTTCAATATGAACAAGGATGGTTAAATGCTGGAGCAGGGTCTTATTCTGTAGTATCAGATTGGTCTGTAGGTAGGGTAATTATACAATCCGCTTCTGATTTACCTTTATCTACAGAGTGGATTTATGTTAAATTTAAGATTAAAGATAGACAAGGTACAGGTTACTCCAATTACAATAATGTTACAGATCTTAACTTTGCTAATTTTGAAGATATAAGTGCAGGTTCAGGATTATATGATGTGAATGCGGGTACAGAAAACATTTCATTAGCCAGTGTAAGTGGGGTAAATGCCGGTAATGTTACTATAAATCTTAACTCAGCTGCTAAAGCTCAGTACGCTACTGATTTTACTTATGCTATTTATGCTGCTGATGGAGTAAATGGTAAGACTGGTCAACCTATAGAATCAGGAAATTTTGATGCCAACGGTCAAGTAATTACTAGTAATTTAATTGTAGATGAAAAGTATTACATAGAAATAAAAGTAAATGATCAAGCTACTTGGCTAGATGATGTATTAACTATTACAGATGCTTTTATAATCTTTAAACAAGGTAATGCTACTGGAGCAGGAGGACCTGGAGATACAAGTAACCAGAATACATTTGATTATTCTATTCAATATCTTTTAGGAGAACTAAATAACTCAGGAAATATTACACCTGATGATGCTTATCAAGCTTTAGGTCATGTACAAGGAGTAGAAGGATTAAGTGAATGGTTTACCAGTACAACTAATGGGTCTAAAAATGTTTGGGGTAGAATAGAACAATTAGGTGTATCAACTAATGATTATTATTTCGGGCAAAAATATATTATTGAACCTACAGATGATGTTAAATCATTTAATTTTGGCCATGCTTTAATTGGTGATGTGGATTTTTCTCATGGATATACTCCAACGGCAGAAGGAAGTTCATATACAACAACCTCAACTTCCGCACAAGCAAGAATGAGTGTAACATCAATGGCATTAAAACAAGCAGTTGAAAGTAATTTAGATGTTGTTTCTGAATTAATAGACGGTAAAGTACATTTTACTATTAATTTACAAGAAGAAGGAGTAATAGGAACCCAATTTAATATAAATTATGATGATACTATTTTAACTTTAGATAATGTAATTTTTGATACTGGAAATACAATGACAAACTTTGCAAATCATAAACAACAACAAGCTAAAGTAAATATAGGATCTTTAGACCAATCAGGAGAAGTATCAATTAAAACAGGAAATGCATATAAATTAATATTCACTCCAAACGAAACATTACAAAATACATCAGGTTTAATTACTTTCAAATTAACTGAAGGCATTAAAGCTGATGGACAAAAAGTTCAATTTATAATTCAATAAAAAATGAAAAAATTATTATCAATATTAGTATTATTTTTAGTATTAGGATGTGCTCAAGATGAAGAGTTTATCGTAATAGATGAAAACCAAGAAGTACCTGAAGCTTTGTTTATTGAAGATTTAGTAGGAGTTAAATTAGCTAGTTCTATTGTTTCAGATAGAGTTGCTATGAATGTTAAATTACCTTCAGACGGAGTTTACAGAGTAAAGATTAGACATAGTATGACTAATGAATTAATATCTCAAGAAAAACTTACAGGTAAAGAAGGAGATAATATTTTAAAAGTGTATGTGAATACTTTAGAAAAAAGTTCATATAAATTAGAATTAACTAAAGAAAACCATACAATAGTAGGAGTAACATTATTTTCAAAATTTTAAAAAATGAGCGAAGAAAAAGGAGGATTTTTTAGCCAAATTAAAAACCAAATTATAACAACAATTGGTCTTATTATTACCGCAGCAGGTGGTTTAGTAATAACTAATATGGAAGCTATATTTGGTGTAGCAGAAGAAGTAGTAGTAGAACAACCAATGATGGAACAAACTATTAATTTACCTGAAGCTACTAAAGATACAGTAGTAATTTCTAAAACTATAGTAGTTCCTCCTAAAAAAGAAAAAACAGAAACAGAAAAAAGAAAAGAAGACTTTGACTGGTAGAAGCGGAAAACCAGGCGGCAACCTGGTTTTCTCTATTCATCAGTCAAATTAAAATAGAGTGAAGTATAACAATTAAAATGACAACCATGAATTATTTATTACAACGTACAAAACAAACTTGGCTAATCCAAACCATTTTGTACTTTTTTCATCCCGTAGTTGAGTTATTTCAAGACGCTATGAAATCCAAAAACCCAGTAGATTTTATTATTTGGTTTTGGGTAACTAGTTTGATAGTATTATTTTGGGTTGGATGGCTTACATTAGTGATAAATTTTATTGCTGACCCATCCTCATTCGAAAATGCTACTTTCGGTGTATTTGACTATATCTAAAAGTGAAATATTTTATCGTATTTTTACTTGGGCTAAATGTAGCATTTGGTCAAGTACTAGGTAAAACAACCACAGAAGATTATACTGCTGGTTTTGAATCTAGAGAGTCAATTTGGTCAATACCTGAATATAACGGTGATCCTGTAACAGTAGCACTACTTAATATAGGTGTAAGTGATGAAGTATTATCACAATACCCAGAATTAGGAGATTATAGAGTAGGTTTAGGATTAACTAATATAACAGTAGCATTCTTAGATGAAACATTCAGATTTGAATTCGTTGAAACTAAAGACGAAATCAAAAACAGAATGATTACTCAATATAAAGCATCTCAGAAGGGATTTACAGCTAACCAAATTAATATTAAGGGCAAAATTATGCTCGCTAAATACTTTTGTTATATAGAAGTATATGATTTTTCTATCTCTGAAGATGAATCCATTAGTTTAAAAGATGGAGTTAAAAGCAACTTAGTTACAAGATTAGGTCTTCAAGTTAAAATGGTAGATGCAGAAACAGGTCTTTATATGACAGGGTCTGGTTTAGGTAAAGCAACTACTACTAGAGAAATGACTTTAATAAACGATGAAAATCTAGAAGAGATAAAATTTAATCAATCATCAATTGGTACTTCAACTAAAAAAGCTTTAGAGACAGCAGTAGCTAAAGTAGTTAAACGTATGATACGTAAGCGTATCTTTGATCATTAAAATGTGCAGAAACTACTCTACATATTATTTTTCTTTGTTTGTTTCTCTACAGTAGGACAAACACAAACTATTACTCAATATTTTACAGATCGTTGTACTAACGAAGTAAAAACTGTAACCGCTAACTTTGTTAATGGTTCGGCTACAGTTGCCTTTTATAATAGAGTAAAAACTTTTACTTGGGCTGAATATACAAATGGTACTTTAGAAGCATGGCTTAACGAAACTTATGCCTGGTGGTCGAATTTAAGCCCATGCTCTACCAATACAGCAAATCAGCAATCAACCCAACAGACCACTAGTAATGCTACTAGTAGCGCTGCCAATGCGGCTAGTAATGCTACTTCTAGTACTACTAATACTACGGGCACAACTAACACAAACACAAATGGAAATACAGGATCAACAAGTACAGGTTCTACTTCGTCAGGAAGTGGATCAAGCAGTGCAGGTTCAGGAAACTCTTCTGGATCAAGCTCTTCAGGAAGTACAGGAGGAGACAGTAATAATTCAAGTTCCACTGGAGGTGACTCAGGTGGAAGCTCAGGCTCATCTGATAATACAGGAGGGGACTCAAGCAATAATGGAGGCGATAACTCAGGAGGAGACTCCGGTGGAGATAATTCAAATGATAGCGGATCTTCTGGGGGTGAAGACTCGTCTGGGGATAATTCCTCGGATAATGATAATAGCTCATCAGATAATGATAATTCTTCTGGGGATGGAGATAGTGGGGATGGTGATTCGTCAGGAGAAGAAGGAGGAGATTCAAATAGTGAAAGCGAAGAAAACAGTGAAGATTCAAGCAGTGAAGAAAATTCAGAAGAACAGTCTGAAGAAAGTTCTGATGAAGAAAATTCTGAAGAATCAGAGGAAGAAGTAGAAGAAGAAAAAAAGGAAGAAGAGAAAGAAGAAGAGGAATCAGAGGAAGAATCTGAAGAAGAAAGTGATGAAAGTGAAGAGGAAGAAAAGGAAGAAAAAAAAGAAGAAAAGAAAAAACGTAACCCCATAAATGTTTCTGCTAATGTGTTAACCCAATCTGCTTTAGATGGTACAATATCAAATGCAGCTAGTTTTGGTTTTTCCCAATCTTCACTTACAGGTACTACAACATATTCTGCTAATGTAATGATATGGGATAATCTTGATCAATTTAGTTTAAGTTTATCTGAATCTAATGTTTATTTTAATTATGATAGAGAAGAAAAATTATACCTATACAACCCAGAAACTAATAAAGAAGATTTGTATTTTGGTTCTACTTATGGTAGAGGAAGTATAATGATGATACAATCTGTTAGTGCTAACTTTATGTATATTTATGGAACTAAAGTAGCATCTTTTGGTATAAGTAATGTTTATTTAGGCCAAAAAGAAAATTTTTGGAAAGGATTTATAGGGGGTTATGCTTTATCAGGTACCTTAATTAATATAGATGATATGATAATGATAATGCCCTCTGGAGTATTATTTGGTACTAAACCATTCCCAACTAAAAGAGTTACTATATCCCCTATGTTAGCACTAGCAATTAACCCAGTATCTTATTCATTTAATGTAAAAAATAAGGTGTTAAAAGGAGATACAGTTTGGAATGAACATGTAACCTATATAGTAGGATCTAATTTTGATGTAAATTTAACCCAAAGATTTAAGTTTAATATTGGGGGTAACATAATAGGAACAACTCTTCCTGGGATTCCATTAACTTGGTCAGCTACTATTGGTTCTAAATTCCAGTTTTAATATGTATAATAGATAAAAAATTAAATGTTTCACTAAAATTAGTTATTTATGTTTAAAACTTTAAAACGTAAATGGATGGCTTTTAAAAATATTTTTAAAGACGATAATGATATTAATGAAAAATCAGTTGTTGGTTTTGCTTCATTTGCAGTAATGGTAATTTTTGCTGCTGCTGATATCGTAACAGGATTTTTTGGAAAAGATTTAGTGATTCAAGAATTTATTTATGATTCATTCTTATTTATCACATTAGGATGCTTTGGAATCGCTGAAGCAGGTAAAATTTTTGGAAAAAAAGAGTAAAATGAAAAAAAAAGTATTAAGTTTATTTTTTGTATTTTTATTTTTAAGCACTAGTTGTGGATCAGCTAAAACAACAGAAAATATTAATGTAAACAAACAAGAACAAACTTATAAACAAGACGAAAAAATACTTAAAGGACTTTTATTTGGCTTAGTCACTTACTGTCTTTATAGTATAATCGGACCTAAATAATTTAAGTAAATGGATTGTTATACAAGACAACAAATTAAAGACGCTGTAATCAATAAAGGATACAGATGGTTTGAAAGTGGCAATTACAATTTAAATATTGTAGGTGTTAGAAACTCTTCAACTAACGGAATAGTTACTAATAAATTTGATGATTGCCTTACAGTTTCCTACAATATAGATGGAGAAGAAAAGTTCCATTGTTTTGAAGCAACAACAGACCCTGGTTCACATTGGGAAAAGAATTTGTTAAATAAAGATGGAGTTGCAATATTAAAACCTGGACAATATAGAGGTTCACATAAAATTGGATTACACCAAGGAAAATATGAAGCTTTAAGACAACAAAAACCAGTAAAAGTTTATAGAGATAATAATAAAGATGGCAAGTACGATTTATTAGAAGAAAACGTACATGAAGGTATTTATGGTATTAATATTCACAGAGCTACTAAATGGGAAGGTAAAAAATCTACCCAAATTGATAAGTGGTCTGCTGGTTGTCAAGTAATCGCTGCAAATGATGATTTTAGATTATTTATGGAGATTGCTAATAAGGCAAAAGATACTTGGGGAAACTCATTTACCTATACTTTGCTTGAGTCAAAAGATATAGCTTAAAATGAAAACAACAAAATTAATTTTATTGAGCGGTAGTATGTCGTTAGCCTTTATTTGTTCCTATTTTATGGAACTTACTATGCAGAATGCAGAACAATATTTAGCCATAGCAACTTTAATATTTGCTGATGGCTTTTTTGGTGTAATAGCCGGTATAAAAAGAGAAGGATTTAAAACTTATAAAGCAATTAAGATTTTAAGAACCCTTCTTTTCTGGACTATTATGTTAACTGTTATTTTAGTTATAGAAAAAAGCATACCAGGAGCTGGATGGTTAAGTGAAACCGTTGTAATGCCTCTTGTGGTTCTTCAATTAATAAGTGCCCTTAAAAATGCATCAATGGCAGGTTTTATTAAAACAGATGTAGTAAACCAAATATTGGATCGCATAGATAAGCATAAGGGTGATAGAAAATAGGTTGTCTTAGCTCTATTTTTTTATTATATTTATTACTATGCTTAAAAATTTAAAACAAGGCTTATTTCCTTTTATAATAGCAGCTTCCGCCCTGTCAGTATCTGCTTCGGCCGCTTTCTATTCTGTTAGCGGTCTTAGCAAACTTTTTGCTGGTGCTTCTTTTGAAGTAATTATAATGGCTGGTTCTTTAGAAATATCTAAATTAGTTATAGCATCCTTACTCTACCAGTATTGGGGCACATTAAATAAATTACTTAGAACGTACCTCTCAATAGCTACTGTAATACTTGTATTAATAACTAGTATGGGTATTTATGGATTTTTGAGCGCTGCATACCAAGAAACCTACAGAGAATTAACTATTAAAAATAATAAAGTAGAATTTTTAGAAAATAAAGCTAATTTCTATAAAGATGATGTAGATAGATATGATGAAGAACTTAAAAGAATTGCTAGTAATATTTCTATTCTTAGTAACGCCAAATCTCAGTCGATCCAGGTACGAGACACCACGGTTTCTGGGGGCGTTAGAACAACCATCTCCACTTCTGAACTTCGATTGGCTCAAAGGCGTATTGAAGTTGAAGAACAAAATCGCAAAGATATTCAGGCTAAAAGACAAGTAGCAGCTGATAGTTTACAAACATTTAAATTAGAGATTTTAGATCTAGAAAATGATACAGATGTAGCAGGTGAATTAGGACCTTTAGAGTATCTATCAGGTCTAACTGGTACTCCTATGGATAAGATTATTAATATACTTTTATTAGTAATCATATTTGTATTTGATCCATTAGCAATATCTTTAGTTATAGCATCTAACTTTGCATTTGCTCAAGCATTTCCAAAAAAAAAGTATAAACAAAATTTATACGGTGAAACAGTAGAAGAAGAAAATATATCTTCAGTTTGGGATACAACTATACAAGATGGATTAGAAGAGGAACCTGAATGGGAATTTACTACTTATCCCAATCTAAAAGATATAGAAGTTAAAGATTCTGAAGAAGTAAAATCTAAAGATGAATTTTTTGAACAGTTAGATAAAATTGAAAAAAGTAAAAAAAATATTTTAGATTTAAATCAAGATGGAATTATTGATGAAGAGGAAATTAAAAAAGCAGAGTTAATGATTCAAAAATTAGAAAACCAAATTAAACCTGGATTGTCTAGTTTTAGAATAAATAAAATTAAAAATGAGATAAATAAAATAAAAGAAGCATTACCAAATGATGATGAAACAAAAACTTATTAGTTTATTATTTTTATTACCTATTTTAACATATAGTCAGTTAATTAAAACTGACATTTTTGTTGTTCAATATGACCAAGAAAAAGAACAACCTGTATGGGTAGAATATACAGTACAATGCCCTAAAGGAGATGCTTCTAGACAAGGAATGGATTTTTACACAGATAAAGAAATCCATACCTCAGATAATGATGATTATAAAAACAACATTTGGGATAAGGGTCATCTAGCACCTGCTGCTTCATTTAATTGTGATAAAGAAACATTATATAAAACTTTTACTTATTTAAACTCAGCATTACAACATCAAGGGTTAAATAGAGGTGTTTGGAAAGAATTAGAAGCATTTGAAAGAGATTTAGCTAATTTTTATGAGGTAAAAGTTAGAGTTGAAGTATATTTTTCAAACCAAAAAGTACCAGGTGG